GTCCTGACTGGTGGGGAACGCTTATGTCGCTTAGCGATTCGTCAAAGCGTCCGTTATTTCCACAGGTTGGCCCTATGAACGCATTTGGCGATCTTGGCCCAACACAATACGAAGGAATGGCATTTGGACTTCGCGTAGTTCCAGACCGCAACTTTGCCGCAGACACAGTCATTGTGGGCGATGCATCAGGTTATGAACTGTTCGAGCAAGCCAAGGGCGCCCTTAGTATCGATATTCCATCTACGATGTCAAGGACTCTGGCATTCAGAGGGTACTTTGCAACCCTGATGATGGACGAAACCAAGTTCGTCAAAGCAACATTCTCCTGATCCGAAAGGTAAGCCAAGATTATGGCTGCCTACACGGTCACACACAAACAACTCACCGACAACTACGCAGTCTTACAACTTCTTACAGAAGCCGAGATTGAAGTTGGCGCAAGCGTTGTCATCACTGGAGTCGATGCAACCTTCAACGGAACCTACATCGTCTACGCTCTGCCGCAATATGCGTTTATTGGCGTAGACGATGAAGGCGATCTTCTCTTTGATCCGCTTGTCACCATTCCGAATCAGGTGCTCTACGCGAAGACCGCCGCTGATGTTGCTCGGACTGCCGCTTCTGGCACGCTAACTATCACCCAGACTTGCACTTGGGTCACGGCGGCGATGCTTGAGGACTGGCTGGGCATTGGTACAGCGACCGCAGCTGATGCCGCGTTCCTTACTATTTGCGCTTCGGCATGTTCGCAATTTGCGTGGCGCCGAAGAATGGAAGCAGGCTATATCGATTCACTGACAACAGTGCCTTCTCAAGATGTCTTGCTAGGAACCCAGATGTACGGTGGAGCCTTGTATCGCCAGCGCGGATCAATAGACCAATTTGCTTCTTTCCAAAATATGGGCGTAACTCCAGTTATGGGTCTGAACGGAATGATCCGCCAGTTGCTTGGGATTGATCGTCCGCAGGTTGCCTGATGCCTGTACCTAACTACACAGATCTATTCAACGAAGGCTTCGATGATCTAGTTGCCAAGCTCTCAACGGTGAGCGGTCTCCAAATAAATAACGACCCACGCAACATAACTCCGCCTTCCTGCTTCGTCAATATCGACTCAATAGACGGCTACAACTACAATGTCGCAAAACTCAACTTCACACTCCAGATCATCACGCTAGGCCCGGGCAACCTTGACGCCCAAAAGAGCTTGCTCAATATCCTCGCCCAGATCTACGCACTCAATATTGGCGTGGTCTCTGGACGCCCTACAAACCTAGATATCGGTGGCTCGGTGCTGCCTGCTTATGAGCTGTCGGTCTCGACTGTCGTGCAGACTGCCTAATCCACACTCTCGGTCTCATTATGTGTCAAACTAAAACCAACACTTCCAAGGAGTAACACACATGGCCACTTCCACAATTCTCAGCCAACCAAAAGTCACCGTCGCCACGGTCGATCTTTCGGGCTGGTGCACTAGCGCAACTTTGACTCGCACTGTGACCGCATTAAACGACACGGTCTTCGGCAACACTTCCAACACTTTTACGGCAGGTCTTGAAGACAACGAATGCACGCTCACACTTTTTCTTTCATACGAAGCCGCAGCCACTTATGCGACACTCGCACCACTTGTCGGCACCAAATTGGTTCTTATCGTAAAACCAACGACCGCAGTGGATTCCAGCACGAACCCCGGCTTCACTCTGACAAACACCTATCTTGAGTCGTTGCCAGTAATCTCCGCATCGCTCGGCGAACTCCAGTCCGTAGACCTAACCTTCATGGGCGGCGTCTTCTCGGCTGATGTAACAAACCCATAATCTTCGGCCTTCCTTGGCCCGACGAAAGGAAACAAAATGAAGATCAAACTCACGCTCACACGCGGAGACAAAAAAGAGTTACTTATCACAAACCTCTTCGCAATCTCTGAATGGGAACGCTTAGAGAATCGTCGAGCGTCCGACGGTCGCGGTATCGGCGTATCCGATATGGCGTGCTGGGCGCACATCATGCTTGGCATCAAGGGCGAGACTCTTCCTGCTACTTGGCGCGAATGGTTGAAACAGAATCCAGATATTGAAATCAGCGGAGAAGACTCAACAGACCCAAACCCTACGGACGCGGCTACAGGCGACAACTCGCCGAACTTGTAGTCGCGACTGGGTGGGCTCCCACTTTCTACGCTGACACCTTCGACACGCGAGACCTAAGTACCATTGTCGCAGTGCTAGAAAAACAAAACAAAAAGAGGTGACATGGCTGACGGCATTGAAACTCGGATAGAGGTCTACGGTCTTAAAGAAGCGCTTAAAGAGCTGAACAAAATTGATAAGTCTCTGCGGCGCGAGATTACTAAAGATTACAAAAAGATTACAGCTGGTCTTGTCGCCGATATTGAGTCCGCCATACCGCTTAATTATCCTTTGTCGGGCTGGGAACGATCTTGGTCTTTGCGCGGCTCTTATCAGGTCTTCCCTTGGCCTACCGAGCACAAAGTCAAGGCATACATCAACACCAAGCCGCCAAAAGAGTTCCGATCCAACACGGTGAACCTCACGACCTTTGCAATTAAATGGACTGGCGCGGCAGCTTCATTCTTTGACTTCTCAACAAGTAATCGCATGGGCGCCGCACTAACAGCCAAGTACGGAGATTCATCGAGAGTAGTATGGCGTCAATATGAAGCCCACAAAGAAGATCTCAACAGCGCTATGGAGCAGCTAGTGGATCGCGTCGGTAAAGCCGTCGGACAGAACTTGAAAGCACAATAGTCATGGCTGTAATCCTTCCAATCATCAGCGAGTTCAACGCCAAAGGAACCCAGAAGGCGATCAAAGAATTCCAAAAACTCGAGGGCGCTTCTGCTAAAGCACAGTTCGCTATTAAGAAAGCCGCAGTCCCGGCAGCAGCCGCGATCGCAGGCATAGCCACAGCTCTCACACTTGCCACCAAAGCAGCAATGGAAGACGAAGCCGAGCAAGCACAACTGGCGCTAACTTTGCAAAATGTTACTGACGCATCAGACGCACAAGTCAAAGCCACAGAAGATCAGATCAGCGCAATGAGTCGAGCGTCGGGTATTGCCGACACGGACTACCGCAAAGCCTTAGAAGCGCTTGTGCGCGGTACTAAAGATGTCGGCGTTGCCATGAACGACATGAACCTTGTCATGGACATCAGCACCGCTACAGGAACCGACAGCGCTACGGTCGCAGACGCATTGGCTAAGGCATACCAAGGAAACTTCAAAGCATTGCGAACCTTGTCCCCAGAAATGGCAACAATGATCAAAGAAGGCGCAAGTCTTGAAGAAGTCATGGCTGTCCTCGGCGGTACTTTCGGTGGTGCAACGGCAGCAGCAGCAGACACGGCAGCAGGCAAATTTGCGATCCTAAAAAATCAGTTAGACGAAACTAAAGAATCAATCGGCGCGGCATTGCTCCCAGTAGTCGAAGCCGTCTTGCCTTACCTAGAAAAGTTTGCTAACTGGGCACAAGACAACCCAGAAGCGTTCTTGTTTATGGCTACCGCTATCGGTCTAGTCGCAGCTGCAATCGTGGCAACCAATATCGCTATGGCACTCAACCCATTCAGCCTTATCGCGATCGGCGTCGGTTTGCTTGTCGCTGGTTTGGTTATTGCTTATAAAAAGTTTGAATGGTTTAGCACAGGCGTTAAGGCTGTCGTGAACGGCATCATCGGCGTATTCGAGATATGGGCGAACAGTTGGATCAAAGTCATCAACGCAATCATCAAGGGCTACAACGCGCTTCCTTTGTTGCCTGACATTGGTTTCATTAGCGAAATCAAAATCGGCAGAGTTGGCGGAGACGAAGCAACCAAAAGCGGCGGAATGAACATTCCTAAAATGGCTAGCGGCGGCATCGTCACTGGCGGCGCAACTTTGGCGATAATTGGCGAAAAAGGGCCCGAAGCAGTGGTGCCCCTCAACGGACGCAACAGCGGAATGGGCAACTACACGATCAACATCAACGGCGGTCTCGGCTCAAGTGCAGAGATCGGAACAGCTGTCGTAAACGCAATCAGAGCATTCAACAGGCAGAACGGCCCAGCGAACATCGCGGTCGCGTAATGGCAGGCGTAGCAGTAGTCGGATCAGGTCTTTACGATCTTGAGATTGATACAGGGTACAACTGGAACGCTTTCACACTGGACGACGATCCGAAAGGCACGCTTGACTCCACCGATTATGTCCTAGACGGAACCGATCAGTACGCCTCAGTTATGGACGGCACTATCGGCTTAACAGCGAAACGCGGACGCGCGAACACTGGCGACCAGTTCCCTTATGGCACGATGAGCTTCACCTTAAACGACACTTACGCCGACGGAGTGTTCAACCCTTTTGACACAACATCCCCTTACTACGATCCAAACGACTCGCTCCCGGGTCTTGCACCGCTTCGCAAAGTCCGCTTCTCTCGATACGACTCGCTCGGCGTAAAGAAGTATTTGTGGGTCGGCTACATCGTGAACTTTGACTACACTTTTACCCTTGGCGGTTTGGACACGGTAAGCGTCACTTGTGCAGACTTCTCTTATCAACTTGGGCAGACTTTCTTGGCTGAATGGAATGTCACAGAGCAGCTCTCAAGCGACCGTTTTGATGACCTGCTAGATCGTCCAGAAGTTGATTATCAGGGCACACGGAGCATTGAGACAGGCGTGGCGACCCTTGGCGGTGCAGCTGCTTGGACGGTTGCCAACGGTACATCGGTTGCAGGGTACGCCAACAAAATTATGGAAGCCGAGCAGGGCAGAATCTTTGTAAATCGTGAAGGCACTATCACTTTCCAGAAGCGGATCGGGCAAGTCCTAGGCGTCCCTGTCGCAGAGTTCCACGACACCAACCCACCAACCAAGATTGGCTACTCGGCGATTGACATTGCCTTCCAAGCAGACACGGTCGTCAATCGTGCATCAGTTGCACACGCTGGAGCATCGTCGCCAGAGGTCGCCGAAGACCTGACCTCTCAAGCAACCTATCTAATCCAAACAACCTCGATCACGGATTCGCTAGTTCATAACGACGCCGCAGCTCTGACCCTTGCTCAATACCTTTTAAACGCCAATCCAGAAGCACGCTTTAACTCAATCGGCACCGAGTTTCCCGGCACACCTGCACTCGACCAAGACACACTTGCCTTACTGGATGTAGGCGATGTAATTAATGTTGAAAAGTCAATTACCACTTCATCAGGGCCAACGCAATTTGCCCAAAACTTGACGGTAGAAGGGCTTGAGCATCGGCTCACTTTGTCGGCTGGGCACGCAGTCACTTACTTCACGGCACCGACTACGATCGTCTATGAGCTGATACTTGACGACAGTGTGTATGGCACACTCGACGAAGACAATGTCCTAGGATAAGGAGCACTATGGCTACACCGACCACACTTCCAGCAACCTTTGTTGCAGGTAACATCCTGACCGCTGCACAGATGAATAATTTGCGTGGTGCATTCCGTGTGCTACAAGTTGTTTATGCCGATTATGCACTTCAAGTTGTTACGGCAAGCTCAACTTATATAGACACAGGACTAACAGGAACTATCACGCCACAGTCTGCAAGTTCAAAGATTTTGGTTTGTGTGTCGCAAAACGGCATTCACAAGTCAAGTAACGACACATCGGTATCTGTCAAGTTGGTGCGAGGTGCATCAGACATTCTTTTTTTTGGTTCTGAATTAGGACTGAACGCTTCAGCAACACAAAGCAATATCGGCTCTGCTAGTGCGATGATGATTGACAGCCCAGCAACAACTTCGGCTACAACTTACAAAACACAATTCAAGTCAGACGCTGGCCTTAACTTTGGTGTTGTTCAACGAAACTCTATAACCAGCACATTAATTCTCATGGAGATATCGGCATGACCCAACAAGAGATAATTAATCTAATAATTGGCGCAGGTTACAACACGGGATTCGCATTGAACGGAGAGTTACTTGTTTTGTGGGAACACGAAGAAGAACCACCAAAACCATTAAAGCGACCTAAAGCCGATGAAACGCCTGTTTCTTAGCGCATTGCTTGCACTTGTTCTAACCGCGTGCGCTGACCGCAACCGCGAAAACTGCAACACCACCAAAGCCAACGGACTACTAGAAAGGCGCTGCGCATGACGACAGACAAACGGTTAAGCAACGAACAGATCAAAGCTCGACTAATTCTTATTGTCGGAATCGGACTTACAGCATCGTTCGTCATGGCAATCGCCTCACTGATCTTCGGACTTCTCTTCGTCGTGCAACCTACAGAGCAAAGCCCGAACGACGCAGAAGCATGGGGCGTCTTGTCGCCGATGCTGATGACCCTCGCAGGTGGTCTCATCGGGCTACTTGCAGGCAACGGACTTAAAGACCGACCTAAAGACCCGCCAGCATTATGAGCGTAATCCCAGCGAATCCAAAGATCGTAAACAGCAAGCCCTACACAGGGAACTCCGACGGTGCCGCAGCTGGCCCTCGCGCAGGCATGGACGAATGGATCAGACAGGCCGTCAAATATTCAAACGGTGCTATCTGGAATAACGGCTCTTGGGGCGTTCGCGACATGAAGGGAACTCCTGGCTCATTATCGGTACACGCCACAGGGCGCGCGTGGGATGCCTCGTACCGCAAAACTGACAAGTACCCAACAGCAAATCGCAAAGGTGCAGTCGCCTTTCTAAACATTGTTATCGCCAACGCAAACGCGCTCGGAGTTGAATGTGTGCTGGATTACTTCCCACAAAAATTCGGGCGCGGCTGGCAGTGCACTCGACAAGCGTGGAGCAATTATTCCAAGCCAACAATTCACGGAGCCCCGGGTGGCGACTGGCACCATTACGAGATCTCGCCTGCTATGGCAGACAATCCAGCCCTTGTAAAACAAGCCTTTCAGAGAGTGTTCGGCGAAATCCCCCAATAGCGCACACTGATCGCCTATGGTCGAAGTACCGACGATAGGAGTGAAATTATGACCGAACCACAAGTCTTCATCTACGAGGTAGGTCGGTGCAATCTAGAAAACGGACAAGAGATCCTTGTCCAGATCTTTAGAAACGAAGACACACACAAAATTATCCGCGCCCAGATCGCCTTCCGAACCTTGGCTGGCGACAGTTGGGGCGTGCCTACAGAATTGAGCTTTCAACAATGAACGAAAAAACAATCAAAATCTTTGCTTGGGTAACTTTCGGACTTGCCGCCTTTGTGCTTCTCTGGGACGCTTCTAAGCCGCCTCAAGGCATGTCTAAGGTCAGTGCCTCAACCTCATATCAGACGATCCCATTGACCCCACTGCCGAGCGTAGTAACGCCCCCTGTTACTACTCTCCCAGTCACTACATGCGCGCAAGCTCTCGATCTTGCCTTCAAGGTTGGCTGGTCTGCCGATGAATCGCCGACCCTTTCTCGAGTGCTCTACCGTGAGTCACTTTGCACCGAAAACGCCTACAACAAATACGACACGAACGGCGGATCCTACGGTCTAATGCAGATCAACGGATTCTGGTGCACCCCTTCGGCATACTGGCCTCAAGGTTGGCTACAAGCGAAAGGAATCCTGTCAGTGTGCGACCAGTTGTTCGATCCAAAGATAAACCTCATCGCAGGTCTTGCGATATGGCATAATTCATCTTGGACACCTTGGAACCTTCCACAGTGACCGAAGAGCAATATCCCGAAACAGGAATTACAGAGGAGACCCGACAGATGTATCC